ATCTAAGGTCTTTAATAAAATTCTTAAAGCGATCAACACGATTAAGAAGATCAAGGATATTACAACTTCTATAAGTAAGTTCTTTGAGTTTGATTTTACAGCGTTAACTAACTTTTCAAATGTACTTAATATCATTGCACTGATTGTTGATATTATTGCATCGTTCATTGATTGTGGGAGGAAAGCGCGAAAACCGAAAGCGAAGGGGTGGTTACCATTAGTTGGTACCACCGAGTGTGCTGACGTTGGTGATGGACTGTATGGTCCTGGTGGTAATTCTGACGCTGATGATTGCAGTAGTTTTGGTGATGAGGGGAGTGGTGGTAACTTCTTTGACAAATTCTTCCAGAATTTGAATCCATATGTAATGGAAACTAAGATGTTCTTGAATGGTGCAAGAGACATCGATGATGCAACACCTGGGAAGGAGAAACGTATTCGTTCTGGTCCTGGTGGTGTTACTAGTTTCCAAGATAAACTGGGTAACGAACACCAAAATATTCCTGGTAACGAAACACAAATCATTGGTCGTGACCTTATTCATAATGTCAAGAACAATCATGTTCATACTATTGAGGGTGATTACTATCTGAAAGTGATGGGTGACTTCCACCTTGAAGTTTCAGGATCATTTAACGAACATACTTCTAATGGTGCTGGTGCTAAGGCAAAAGGTGTTGGTGGTAGTAATGGAATCGGTCAGGACAATAATCAATGGACTAAGCAAGCATCTCAATCTATTGAAAATGCAGTCCAGATTGCTGCTGGTAAGAATGTGTCGATCGAAGCAGGTGATAAAGAGGCAAAGTCTACCTCTACGAAAGCGGGAGACCATGCGATCTCATATCAGGGTGACTTGACACTTCAAGGAAACCAGGTTAAGGTGAAGGGGATCTCAGGCATCACCTTCGATGCCCCTGACGTACACACCAGTGCGACCTCTATTACAAACAAGGCAACTGGTGAGATCGTGAATGAAGCATCATGGATCACATCCTTCTTGGCATGTGGTAGAATGGACATCATCGCGATCTTCCAGACAATGCCAGTCTTTACTGGTTCATACAGTCTGGTGAACGGATCCATTGTAGATATCTGCATGGATGCCCCGATGGGATCAGTCTCACCTGCTATGCATGTTCGTATGTCATTAGGTACCAAAACTGCTGCTGGAATGGCAGACATCGTTGCTGGATCTAATGCAGGCGCTCACATGACCCTAGTGTCCACTCCAACAGGTGGCATAGGTGAGATCGTAACGGGCGGTAGCGGTGCTATCGTTAATCAAGTAACAACAGGACTGCTCTCACATGGGTGCGGAACTGGTCTTGCTGCATTTGGGTGTGCCCTTGGTCCCACTCAAATTTATGGTCTACCTGTCATGCTTAACTAAATGATGTCTCCTAATTTCATTGATCACGCTTTCTTCTATTTTGCTGAGCGCAAGATCACAGTTGCCGATGATGACGGTTACGATGAGACGGTACAGTTTGAATTTACAACAGACGGTGCCGAAGGGTTTGCCCAAGTTGTCGAATTCCTCCAAAGTCGTCTTCCTTCTGATTCACTAACCTATTGCTTTAACTGATATGAATGCAAGTATCATTGAAATGTCCGTCGAGGAAGTCGAGAGTAATTTTGATTTGTGCTTGACATTGTGTGGAAGAGGACATACAATTAAGATTACTCGACAGAGTGGTGGGTCAGTCCTAATGGTCCCTATCCCTGAGTATGAAAAAGCACTCGAATCAATCGAGACTGCAAAAGACCCAAACCCACCTCTACCTATGCCTGAGGGGTGGCAACCAGATCCCATAGGAGTCCGACAGTATGTTGACGAAGAACTTACATCAATGCAGAAGGAATTTAACGATTGATATTAAATTATGGTTTTCTGATATCGATAACGTTTGGCATTATTCTTTGCTAGCATTTGAGGATGGCAACACACTACATAGTAGTACGGCAGATACATACTCAACTGCCTTAGCAAACATCGAATACCGAATCGCCAAACTAATGGCAGAAGAAGCGAATGAAGTTCACAGTCGATAAAGCATATTGTTATCTTGACGATGTTGGTATCGTCAAGATGTTTATGATTGGTGGTCTACCCTTCACGTTTGAAGATGACGGGTTTGATCCTACCGATGCTGATGTAGTAGCGGAAGCAAACACTAATCCTCATATGACTATGAGACAAATGTATAGATGGTCAGACTATTTGATCTCAGAAGAATGTCATCCTATTTTATTTGACATGTCCGATCTTATTTCAAATTACCAAGACGTGCCCGATTAGCTCAACGGTAGAGCAACGCTTTTGTAAAGCGTAGGTTACCTGTTCAAATCAGGTATCGGGCTCTCATTATTACCATGTGAAAATTACTATGTCCCAATTTGAATCTGTTTACAACGAAATCTTGAAAGATCCTGAGATGAATACACGGTGGAAGGAGATTTCCACCTTGCCTTCGTATGCTGAACAGCGAAGTGATCGTTTGGGTGACATGATTATGGACTGGTTGGGTGATGATACAGTAACTTCTAAACTATTCTATGAATCTATTCTTTATGAAGTAGAAGATAACATCCAATATCATCAGAAAGCACTAGACAAGTATAAGGCATTTAAAGCATTGATGACTTGTAAAGACGTATAAATAACTGGGAAGAACAGCACCGATGGTTATCAGTGGGAACTAAAAGAATATCACAACTTGATACTATTGCTGATGAACTCGTAACGGGTGAAGCAATTATCCCTATTGTTATCTCCGATCCACTGATCCCTAACAGAAAGTCTAAGGTTAATCAACTTTTTAGATCTATTTCAGCGGGATCAGTTTCTGCGCCAGGTTTGGCGTTTGACTTGGATCGAGACACGGGATTATTCCAATCAGCAATTAATGAGATAGGTATTACATTTGGTACATCTACTCTGTATCAGAGTAGAACCAGTAATACTGATGGATCTGCAACTATTAGGCAGGTTGTGCAGGACACCGCTTCTGCTAATGCTAACATGCTAATTCAACCACAAGGTAGTGGTTATTTTACTGTTAGTGGAACTTCTCAATTTAATGATGCAACTACGTATTTTACAGGAGATCAAAACCCTGCAAAGAAAGTAGTCTTTAATGTTGATACCGTATCAACTGCTGGCGGTACGAAAAGATTCGACTTCCCATCAGTGGGTGGTAATACTACAACAACATTCCTTGCTACTGATACGTTCCAGACGATCACTAACAAGACTCTTATTATTAAAGATACTGAGTTAAGTATTACTGGTTCTACTGATACTGCAAAGATCGCTAAGTTTGAGACTGATGCATGGGATGCTCCTGGTGAGCATATCTATCGTTTGCCTGACTTTGGTGCGGGTTTAACTCAATCTACTCTGTTAGATGATATTACAGAGCAGGATGTATATAACAAGAACATGGTTAACCCCACGTTCTCTAATACACCTTCTAATGATGAGAACGATCCTACAAGATATGTTATCTTTAACTCATCGGTTCTCACCAGTGATAGAACAGTAACATTTCCCGATTTGAATGTTACTGTTGTTGGTGAAGCATCAACTCAGATACTTACTAACAAAGTGTATGAGGGTGCTATCTTCCAAGATACTACTGAGTCATCTAAGAAGATTACATTTGCATTGGGTAACCTCAATGATAATACAAACTTACAGTATACCTTCCCAGAAGGTAGTCTGGCAGAACCCCTAAATAATGGAACAGATGCCAACGTACTTGTAGCAGAAAGAGCAACACAAACTCTTGCGTTCAAGACGATGGAGTTCATGCAGATTAACAACCCAGATAATCTGAATGGTATTGTGACTATCGATGCATCTAACATTGAAGACGCGGTGACTATTAAGTTCCCCGCTGGTGATGCTACGCTTCTATCTACAAACAACATTGATGCAGTTGGTGTTTCCTTCGGTGGTTCACTGGCAGCACCCGTCCTTGGCGGACAACTCAGACTACAATCATTTTTCCAAGCAGGATGGTAATTAACAAATGACAGCAGGAAGACTCGCCGCTGCAAAACCAGGGGCAACAACTAACACAGAACTCTATAAAGTAGATATTGACAGTACAGCATCTGCTGTAATGAATGTTGCTAACCAAAGTGGTAGCGCAGTCGTATATCGTGCTGCTATTAGAGACTACGATCAAATTCTTACTCTTAATGGTGACGAACCATCTAACTATGAGTTCCAGAAAGGTAATCCTATTAGTGCATATCGCATTAAGGTTTCTCCTGGACTTACATTTTCTGAGGCAACTCCTGGTACGGTCATTTCATCAACAGGTGGTGCTAATGCCAAACTGATGGATGTCTATAAGGACACAGCAGTTATTAATCGCTATGTCAAGGTAGATAAAGTATACAGTGTTGAAACACTTGTTGATAACATTATCGGTATCGCTCAACTTGGCGAAACCTTTACTGGTGCAACATCTGGTATTACTGGTGTTCTTCGTGCCTATGAGGGTACTGTTGGTACAATGTACCTAACTACCCCTGATGTTGCTAACAATGCCACTACGGTTCATGTTTCACGTAACACTGGACTGGCAGAAAACACACTGTTGATGTTGTCAACAGATCCTGGGGCGGCAGGAACAGAAGTTGTTCAGATTGACGCTTCTGGTATTGATACCGTAAATAATGAACTAACAATTACTCGTGGAGTATATGGCACTAGTTCTAGTGTTATTCCTGCTGGTGCATATGTTAAGTCTTTTATTGATTCAGCAACTGCAACAACAATCAGTGAAGGTGGTACATATGCTGCTGCTGACCTAACTCTTACTGTTACTGATGCTACTGGATTCCTAGAAGGTTCATTCATTCGTATCGGCAACGAACTGCTACTTCTTAGTGCTGTTGCTGGTAATGATCTTACAGTAGAACGTGGGCGTTATGGTACATCTGCTGTTGATCATGCTGACGGTGCTGCTATCACCCAACTGACTGACTCAGGTGATTACTACCTGAACTTCTTTACTGAGGGTGAAAGTATTGCTGGTGGTACATCATCTACAACAACAGACCTTAACTTTACTCAGGGAACTTCTAATATTGAAAACCGTGATAAGTTTATTATCGCTACTGATTTAATCGGTAATCCTTATCAGTTCCCACTTTCTGATGATGATGTTTCTAAACTAGATAATGAAAGAGTTTATAAGTATGATCAATCCGATTCATCTAACACTGGACATCCGTTTAGATTGTCAGAAGAATTTGATGGTACGCAAGGATTAACTGGTGTTGAATACACCACAGGTGTTACTAAGGGTGGTACTGCTGGTTCTAATGGTTTCTTAACCATTGAAGTTACTGAGGCGACTGCACTAAACCTTAATTCATTTGCAGAACCTGCTGTTGCTAACACAGAAGATGGTAATGCTGGATATGGAACTGCCCTTGGTACTCAACTGACACCATCTTATAATGAGATTTACATCTATCAATTGCGTGGTGCAGCATTTACTGATGCTGACCAATTCACTATTGGTGGTGTAACCTATACTATTCAGGCATCAGGTGTTACACCTGGTTCTTGGGGATTTGTACATGACTTTGATGAAGCACGTAACACATTGAAGATTTCTCTTGATGGTGCATCACCTTCATTCTCAGTTGGTGATCAATTCTATGACACACCAAAACTTACTGATGAAAATCGTCTGATGGCAGCGGTTGTAAGTGGTAAAGTTCTTGCACTTGATACTGTTAGTGCTGCTGATGCATCACGTACTGCTGGTACTTATGAAGGTCTTTCACCCACAGGTGGTAGTGGAACTGGACTGAAAGTTAAAATTGTAGTTGCTGCATCTACTGGTGCTGCTACTGTGACTCTTACTAATGGTGGTAAAGATTATGCTGATGGTGAGACACTGACTGTTACTGACGCTCTGTTAGGTGGTGGTGGTGCTGCAAACCTTACATTCGTTACTGATCAGATCGGAACTGGTGATAAAGCAGGTGCTACGGCAACTAACTTCACTAATGTTGAAGATTACATCTCATATGACGTTAGTGTTGCTGCTAATGCTTATGACAAGGTGACTGGTCTTATTGTTGGTCCTGGTCAGAACTTGTTAGTATATTCTGCTGCTGCTGACTTGTCCTATGTTGTAACAGGATTTGAGACTGCATCTGAGGATTACACTCCTGTCCTTAACACCAAGGCACAAGATGGTGGCGGCGGTGGTGCTGCTGCTCCCTAACTAAATAGTCACGAGACTATACTACCCAAGTAGGAATTCCAAATAAATGGCACTTACACGTCTTAAAAATATAATTACGTCCCGAACGGGGCGTATTATTTACGTCAACCCTGACGATTTTGATGCATCTGATGCATATGATAACAGAGGTAACTCTGCATTGCGTCCGTTCAAGACGTTGCAACGTGCATTTCTTGAAGTAGCAAGATTCTCCTATCGAGTTGGACTATCGAATGACGAATTCGACGCCTTCTCGATTTACTTGTATCCATCAGATTATGTTGTTGACAATCGCCCTGGTGTGGCAGATTACAACGATGTTCAACCATTTGATGCTAACAGTAATTTTGATTTAACTAGCAGTAGTAATGTTCTTTATAAATTTAATTCTGTTCGCGGTGGTATTATTGTCCCTCGTGGTGCTTCTGTTGTTGGTTCGGACCTTCGTAGAACCAAGTTCATTCCAAAATATGTCCCGTATCCCACAGTACAGGGTAGTCTCGGTATTACTGCTGCTAATGAACCTACTGCTTCTGCGATCTTTAACCTAACGGGTGGTTGTTATTTCTGGCAGGCATCATTCTTTGATGGAGATACTAATGGTGTTTATTATCGTGGTGATGACATTGCAACTATTGCTCCTAACTTCTCCCATCACAAACTAACTTGTTTTGAGTTTGCAAATGTAGAAGATCTTAATCTCTACTACCAGAAGATCTCGAAAGCATACGCTACGATTCCTGATTCCTCTGGTGTTACTGCACAAGATCAGTTGCAAGCAAGAATTGAAGAGAACAGGATCGTTGGTCCTATCTCCGATGAATTTGCAATTTCACAGATCATCCGTAATGGACAAACAGCAACAGCATTTACAGTTGATGAGATTGGTAATCCGAAGAATCATGGATTCTCCGTGGGTGTCGCTGTTAATATTTCTGGCGTTAATGGTCCTACTGAGCAAGATAAACTCCTCTATAATGGTTCATTCCTGGTAACATCTGCACAGGGTAACCAGTTTACTTACCAGATGAGTTCTGAACCATCAGGTAATGCTATTGGTTCCAACATCCTGGTTAAAGTTGAGATTGACACGGTTGACTCTGCGTCACCATATGTGTTCAACATGTCCCTACGATCCGTTTGGGGTATCAATGGGATGCACGCTGATGGATCACGAGCAACTGGATTTAAATCCATGGTTGTGGCTCAATTCACGGGGATTAGCCTTCAAAAAGATGATAGAGCATTTGTTGTTTATAACCAATCATCAGGTAACTATGAACCACAAGCGGCAGGTTCTGGTGCTCACATTAATGGTTTAGCAGAATATCGTAAAGGTTGGCGTCACGCACATATTAAGGCATCTAATGATTCATTCATTCAGGTTGTGTCTGTCTTTGCTGTCGGATTTGGTGATCATTTCTTCGCTGACACTGGCGGTGACTTATCTATTACTAATAGTAACTCAAACTTCGGTAATACCAGTCTGCGATCCAAAGGTTTCAAAGCAACCGCATTTACAAAAGATAAAGCAGGACAAGTCACTCATATTATCCCGCCCAAGTCTCTCTCAGATGTGGAAGAGATTTCTATCAACTGGGTCACCATTGATATCACAGCAACAAAGGCAGAAGCAGATAACTCACGCTTGTATCTATATGGTTACACCTCAGAATTAGGTCGTCCACCTAGTAAGATTCAGGGTTACACTATTGGTGCTAGAAGAGATGATGTTAACACACCTGATAGGTTGTATGTATCATTGACAGCATCAGGTGCTGACGCTCCTACTACACACTATGCTGATATTTCTCCCTCTGGTCCTACTGTAACAGGAACAAGAGCAGGTGATGATGATTCACCTATTAAGTATGATACTAACCGTGGTCAGTGGTATTTGCAGGTAGATAGTGCAAACAACATTATCTACACTACATTACAAGCAAATGCCATTTATGGAAACCTTGGATTCACACCAACTACATTTATCCGTCGTGTGCCCGATGCTCGTGACTTGAATGACAGAACATATCGTTTCCGTTATGTATTGGATAAGGATGCATTCCCGATTCCACGTCCACCTATTACAGGTTTCGTATTACAACCTAGATCATCTGAAACAAACTCACCAGCGTACTCTAAAACATACTATGTGTATGATGTAGAGACATTCCAAGAGTTTGTTATTGGTGAGACAGATGGTATCTACTATATTACACTCTTGTCAGCGTCTGTATCTCCTATTACTTCAAACTTTGACGATTTCTTCTTCTCACAGCAGACAGTAGACATTTATCCTGCATTCGATAGAGATAACCCTGTTGGTGATCCTGCTGCTGCTGTATCAATTGCTGACAACCAAGTTCTTGGTTTGGTTACAACTACTGATGGTGCATCACCTACACCTAATGAAGATACTCAGTTGTCTATCACTAAGGAAACAGCACAGTTCTTCCTTCTGGAATCAAATAACAACCTAGGTTATACTACTGTAACTAATACACTGTCTAACATTGTTGTTACTGCACGTCTAGGTGATGAGGAAGATAGAAAGATTCCTCTCAAATTGAATCCTGATAGTTCTGTTTCTCCACTCGCAATTGAACTCCGCCGTTATTCTATTCTTAGAGCATCTGGTCACACGTTTGAGTATCTTGGATTCGGTCCTGGTAACTACTCAACAGCGTTCCCATCTACACAGGTTGAGGTTCTATCACCACAACAGGTGAGACTATCACAGTCACTGAAAGAAGCAGCAGGTGTTGCATATTACTCAGGTGTTAACTCTGATGGTGAACTGTTCGTTGGTAACCAGGTTATTAACCCAGTTACAGGTCAGATCACTAACGAAGATATTGCACAACTTAACGTGTTGGGTGAAGAAGGTACAACTATTGAGACATTCTCTGAGTTGGTGCTAACTGATAAACTAACTGTTATTGGTGGTGCATCTAACCAGTTAGAGTCTGTCTTCTCTGGTCCTGTTACTTTCCAGAAGAAGGTAACATCACAGGATGAAATCCAATCATTAAAGTTTACTTACTCTAATGATGATGGTACTGTGTTGAGACAGACATTCCTTGCAGAAGAAGTTGCAGGACTGCCTGATCTTGAATCAGGACTTGCATTTAACAGCGGTGACATTTGTTATAACATTGATTGGGTACCTGGTCAAGCAATTGGTTGGATGTATGATGCTGCCACTTGGTATAAGTTTGGATTGAGTGATACTACTCCTATTTCATCTAATAGATTTAGTGGTGTGACACACTATGGTATTGGTGAAGCACCTGATGCTTCTAATAGAATGAGAATTACAGGTAACGTTGTTGTTACTGGTGATATTGATGTAACGGGTAAGTATGGTTGCGCTGATAAATATTCATTAGCAACTGGTATTGCTAATGGTAATTCAGGTGTAACATATAACGGTGATGGGTCTACCCAAACCTTTGGTATCTCACCTGGTCATAATGCTTTCTCTGTTTTGGTATTCCTTAATGGTGTTGCACAGATTCCTGGCACAGATTATACCGTCACAGGTAATGCTGTTGACTTCTCTGTTGCCACGCCCCCTGCAACTGGTGATAAAATCCACATTCGTGAACTTGTGATTTAAAACCCTATCCACGGAATAAATGACCACCAAAATTATAGGCAATCAGATTGATGCTGTTACGAGAGCAATTGTTACTGCTCTCCAAGTGACAGAACAAGTCAATATGCCAATCCTTAATCAAACTCAAATCACTGCTTTGGGAACTGTACCATTAGGTACGATGGTTTTCAACTCTACTGAGGGCATGTTTCAGGGGTATCTACCTGACGTAATAGGTCCTGGTACTCCTGGATGGGATGATGTTGGTGGTGGTGGACCTTCATTAGGTGATGAATCTATTATTAGAACTAATGGACCTACTATTAGTGAAAATATAACTATTGGACCTAGTGCAAATAATGGTGCAGAATTCACTAACGGATTCTCTGCTGCTCCTATTACTATTGCTAATGGTTATACAGTTACCATTGAGAGTGGTGCTCAGTGGACACTGATTGGTACTGACGAAGATATCTCTACATACAGATACTTTGATAATGCTGCTGTCAACAATCATTTAAGACTTGTTACTGGTGCTACATTTGAATTTGGGCAAACCAAAGAAAGATCAATTGCATTTGCTAAGTCAGGTACAGTAGCACTAGATCACTCTCAGGCAACGATATTTACTACTAGCAATCCTACGGGATATAATGGTAACTTTGTTGTAAACTTTACTAATGTACCTGCAATCGCTGGTTTTGTATATTCTGCTCAGGTAATCGTACATCAAAATAATGGTAATGGTTATATCACTGGGGTACAAATTAATGGTACTTCTGGTGATATGTACATGACGAGTGGATTTAGTAATGGTGAGTGGGATGTATTTAACTTCTTCTTCTACTTAGAAGGAGCATCATGGAAAGTTTTTGGTAGTCAATCGCAATACTCAGCAGCGTAACTAATGTTAGGAGTTAATAAAATACTGATTCTTGGTGGTAGCGGTGGCGGTGAGCGAATTTGGTACACCGAAGGCAATGATGCTCGTAATTTTATGGGCAACTGGAATTATTCCAGTGAGATCTATAACATGACAAAACTTGGACCTTATGGTAATTCTTGGGTCCATGGTTGGGGTGGTTCTGGTAGGACATATGAACTCACTTTAAATGGCATACCAGGTCATAGTCAAATAAGATATACCGCTAAGTATCACCTCGTTGACTCTTGGGATAATGAATATAATGAAGTCAGAATAACAACAGGTAATTCTGGTTCAGGTACACTAACCTATGCTAGTTGGAGAAAAACTTGGAATAGAAATTATATCGATAGTGCTAATCAAAATTATGGTGCCACTATTAATTTCGTGACTGGTGTAGACTATTCATACGAACCTTGGAATGGTAGTAACGACTCTACAATGGGTTATGTTGACTTTGACTCAGACTGGCAAAATCATAGTGCTGATTCCATACGAATATATCAGAGAACTGATCTAAACCAAGCACAATCTGACGAAGCATACTACATCTCCCATGCTACACTATGGATACGATGATTATAAATAAACATACGGGTTGATATACCACAATGACAAGATTAACGGTTGCACAAGTTAAAGACCTTCAAAACCAAGGTGGAATGACGTTCTCTAACGGAGCGATCACTTCTAATGGTACTTTGACGGTATCTAACATTGTTATCAATGGTACATTATCAGGATCATCTGGATATATTATTCCGAACCAATCTGGTCAACCAGC